GATAGATACCGATGACTGTCTTCACATAGGCGACGATGCCCGAGAACACGGCCTTAGCCGCCTCGCCGAGCTTCTTGACGATGTTGCGGAACGTCTCGGATTTCTTGTAGGCGATGAAGATAGCCGCCCCGAGGAGCACGACCCCGGCGACGATCAACCCGATAGGGGAGGCGGTCATGGCGGCGTTGAGGAGCCATTGGGTGGCCGCCCATGCTTTGGTAGCGACCGAGGCGGCTTTCTGTTGCACGGTGTGGGCGATGGTGGCGGCGGTGTCCTTGACCTTGACCACGATGGAAGAGTTGGTGGCGAGGGAGAGGAGGTCGGTGGCGCCGGTGACACCTTGAATGGCGGGGGCGGCGGCTTCCATACCGGCGCCGAGCTTGCCGAGCGGGCCGGGGACGAGGGAGAGGGCGCCTCCGAGGTCACCGAACGCCCCGGCGGCGGTCGCAGCTGAGGAGCCGGCGCCGTCGGCGGACTCCCCGAACTTGCTCATTCCGGAGTCGGCGTCGGCGGCGGCCTTGTCGACGTCATCAGCCATGCCCTTGGCGGCGGCGCCGACCTTGTCGAACGCGGTAACCGCATCGGAGGTGTCCCCGTCTACGGCGAGGGAGAGCCGGACGGCGTTACTCACGAGTCGCCTCCTCGTAGGCGGCCTGTCGTGCCTCGAGGACCTCGACGGCGGTGGCGAGCATCCGGTCGTCGGCGGTGAGCCAGTAGGTCACGGGCGGCCATGTTTCGGCGATCATCAGGGCGAGCCGGTGTCGGGTAGCGGGTCCGTAGGGTTTACGGCCTCGGCCTCCTCGAGGTCGGGTTCGGTTCGGACGACCTCGAGGTCGAGGACCCGCCCTTTGAATATCGGGAATTCGTCGACGTGCACCGTCATCCGACGTAGCGCACACCAAACCCAAAGGGTTGCCCACGTCATCTTGTGTGCTGTGTCGTCGCCGAGGGCACCGAGACCGAACCTCGGGGCGGCCTGCTCGGCGACAAGCTGGTCGGCGTGTAGGACGGTGACCCGGTGCACGTCGTAGCCGTCACCCTCCCCGGCGTCGAGTGCCTTGTCGAGGTCGAGCCCGGCCCGGGCGAGAGCGACGTCGTACCGGTTCAGGTTCAACGGCATTGGCTTGCCCTTTCCTCGCATCGTGTGCACAGGTCCTCGGCGCGGTCGGACATGAAGTCGTCCGTAGTCGGGTGTCTGATGTAGGCGGGGCACCGGTCACACCAAACCCCTGTTTGGCCGTGGTTACCCCAACGTCTCACCCGTCCACCCCCGCAACGATTGTGTCGGCCCATTGTGCTAAGAGGGGTCCGGCGTCGGCGGCGGTGGCGGCGAGCGCGTCGGTCGCGAACGGCCGGGCGGTCATGGTACGGGTCCCAAAGTTGACGTAGGCGGCATAACGTACTCCCCACGTGAGCTCGGCGGCCGGGTTGCCTTCCACCGTTGCCGAGCTCACGTGTAGGGACCCGGCCAGAGCACCGGTACGGCGAGGCGGGGTCGCACGAGACGCGACCAACGCGGTCACTTTGCGGAGCACCTCGTCCGGGTCGGCGAGCGCCCGGGCGGCCTTGTCGAGCGAGGCGACTAACCGGGTTGTGTCGCTCGTGTCGACGGTGAGAGCGTCGGCCACTAGGCGACCGCAACCGAGGGTGTAAACGTCGGGGTCCCGATAATGACCCATTCGAAGTCGGAGGTTGGTCGGCTAGGGACGTCCCCGCCGATGACGAGCGGAATCACTCGTACTGTGCCGGTGACGAGGTCGGCGCCGGTGTCGTCGGGGGTGAAGTTGAACGGCACCTCTTGCCCGGCGTTGTCCCACGTGTAGTCGACCACACCCCCGGTGGAGAGGTCCTGCAGCATGGTGCCGGACAACGTATAGGTGTAGTCGACGGTGTCACTCGAGGGGAGGACGTCGCCGCAGAGAACATGGATAGCGTCGTCAGTGGTGACGTTCTCGGTCGGGTTCACCGAACATGCGGTGACTTGACAGGAGACGTCGAGCGGGGTCGTCCCGAGGGTCAAGGACCCGTTCAACTTGTAAGACTTGATCGGCATTGGTTTCTCCTAGGCGGTGGCGGTGGCGGACATAACGACGTCATAGGTGAGCCGGTAGCAGGGCAGGGCGGCGGTCGAGTCGGGGAGGGAGACCGTGGTCGCCAACACTTGCCCGACCGGCGGCCCAAGCAAGGTGACGACGTCGGTCTCGAGGGCGTCCAGCTCACCCAACGCCGTATAGGTGCCGGCGTCGGTGGCGACAATGTCGACGATGACTTGCGCCGAGAGACACTGGTCGGTCAAGAGGTCATAAGTCCATGGCCCAAGGTGCACATAGGCGGCCGGCGGGGTGACGTCTCGAGGGTCGATAGCGGCCGGCACACCCCCGGCGGTGAGTGCCTCGGCGACCGCGACGAGCTCGGCGCGTTTGTCCACTACTCACCCAACCCCGGGGGTCTGGAATGTACCTACCCGGAGGTGCCGGTCAATGTCGGCGTCATAGCGGGACACAAAGACGGGGTTTCCGTCAATGGCGATCTCCATCCCCGAGGGGGCGTTACGGCGTCGAATGATCCGGGCGGCATACATGATCGCACCTTGGTAGGTCTCCTCGTCCGGCTCATAGGTGACGGTCTCGGGGTCTAGGCCGTCACTGATCCACCATTCCTCCCGGGCACGCTCGACGTAGCGTTCGGCGTCACATGTGACCCGGTCGAGCTCGAGGGCGTCGGTGGTGGCTTGGGGCGTTGCCATACGCAACCAAGCCGCCACCTCGGCGGGGTCGAGCCAAGTAGGGGTATAGGTCGTCACCTAGGTCCCTTACTTGCCCTTGCCCTTAGCGCTTGCGGTCTCGGCGGAGAGGCCACCCACGGCGGTCACGGTGGCCTTGGCGAGCCCGTCGTCGTCGTGGACGAGCTGGGTCCAGTACCCAAAGATGCCGTAGTCGATGCCGCCGTTGGGGAGGTTAACGGCGTTGACGTTGATCGGCCCGGTCTCATACAGGGTGACGGCGTCACGGTCTCCGCCGAGGATCGTGCCGGCCGGGAGTGCAGCGTCCACGACGACGGTCGTCGAGGCGATATCGACGGTGCCGTTGAGGTTGATGGACGACTGGCCGGCGAGCCACCACGGAGCCTCGGAGGAGGTGAGCGCGAAGAAGTCCGAATAGGCGTCGGCGGCCATGGCGAGGAACGAAACCGTTGCCCCGTTACCGAGGAGGAATCCGGTGACGGCCTGAATCGCGGTGACGAGGTCGGCCTGTGGACCGAGGTCGGTCGCGTCGGCGAGGATTCCGTCGGCGGCGGCGATCGCCGGGGGTCCGGTAATGGCGGCGTGTCCGTTGATGAAGTAAGACTGTGACTTGCGCTGATAGTCCCGGACGGCGGCGGCTTGGAACGCCTCAATAAAGCCAGTGTTGAAGTCCTGATAGATCCGATCCAAGTCCCATCCGCCGGCGATCCGGTGAGCCAACGCCTCGGCCGGACCGATCGCGGCCGGCGAGGACGGGACCGCGGCCTTGTTCCCGGCGTACGGGGCGACGACCGGCTCGGTCACCCATTTCCAACCCTGCACCTTGTCGGAGGTCAACGGCGAAACCCCGATCGCATTGACGAGCGGGCGAGCCGCGGCACGTGGGGTCCAGAGCTCACCAAGCCACATAGGACGGGGGACGAGACCGGTCGAGGAGGTCGAGGTCGGGGTGATGTCGGAGAGGGCGGCCTCAACTTGTGCGGTCGAGGTGGCGCCCCGGAGAGCCTCGGCGGCTCGTGCCGCCCACATGTGCCGGTCGTCGCCGGGGTGCCGAGCTGGCGCGGTCGGGGTCATGGAGAGGGTTGCGGGGGCGGCGGCGGCGGTGGTCGGTTCTGTCATGGTTGCATCCTCGGTTGGTGGTGCCTCGGTGGTCTCTTCGGTCTCTTCTGGCTTGGTCAAGTCGACAATCTGGCCGGCGAGGTCGGCTACCTCGGCTTGGGCGTCGTCGTCGAGGGCGGCAGTCAGGACGGCGTTAGCGAACGCCGGTACCGCTACTTGGGCGACCGCGACGAGCTCGGCGGCGACCACATGCCCGTTCTTGACGTCGACGTTGTTGAGCTCGACGGAGAGGGCGTCACGGAGTCCCTCGGATGCCTCGAGGAGTGCCTGATCGCCGTCGGGGGTCCGGGCGACCGCGAACGCCATACGCAATGCGTCCTTGGCGTCATGGGCCTCGGTGGCATATCCGACCGGGGTCACCCGGCCATGTTCGCGGAAGAGTTTGACGGCGCGGAGGTTGGTCGGGACCTTGACGGCGCCGGCGTCGATGGTGAGTAACCCGGCAGAGGTGGCGCCCGGTTCCCCGTAGGGGATCGCGATCCCGGCCATACGCCGGCTATCGGTGTCGGCGGCGTCGACGGTGCACGCCGGCGCCTCGAACGTGAGTGTGTAACGGGTCATAGGTCTCTCAATCCTCTAGTGCGGGTCCGGTGTCGGAGGCATCCGGGGCGGTCCAGTCGGTGGTGTCGAATGCGACGCGTTGCCCGGCGGGGACGACGTCGTCCATGGAGAGGCGTGCCTCGATCGCGTCCATGTACAGGGCAAGGCCGTAGTCGAGCCATTGTTGGTTACGGCCCGTCATGGTCTGGTACTCGAGGGAGGCGCCGGCGGCGGTCGCGTCCAGCATCATGGCGGGCATGTTGGCGAGCCGGGCGACGTCCAACGCGGAGGCGTTACGGGCGCCGAGCTGCAACGCGTCGGAGTCGACCCGGTGCTCGACGAGCTCGAGAGCGTTGTTGGTGAAGAGGATTCCGTCGTTGGTTGCCATGGCGGTCCGGACCTCCCCGACGGCCTCCCGGCGTTCGGCGGCGGTGAGCTCGGCGGCGGAGGTCTGGTGCAGCTCGAGACGCAGAGGGCGCATGGCGACGTCCCTAGCGTTGCGCTCGAGGTCATAGGCCATGGACAACGATCCGGCGCCGAACGTCAGGACACCCTCGTTAGGTCCGGGTATCCATATGAGGTTGCCCTCGTCGAGCGGGTTCGAGTCGAGGTCGGTAATGACGCCGTTCTCGACCGTCCAATGATCGAACGGGATTCGGAGCATCCTCGAGGGATACCCGGTGGCGAGGCGGTCGGTCACATACCAGAGTGATTCACCGTGAAAGAGGAGGTCGTCGACCGTCCACAACATGCGATGATACGGGGTCTGGGGTGTGCACGCCCATGCTCGACGTTGGTCGAGGGTGAGGCCGCCGAGCTGGCCGTCGGTACCAAACCCCCAATACGGTTGAGGGACGGCGGGGGCGTCGGCTCGCATCGCTTGGGTCGGGAGGGCGGCGATCGTGCCACAGGTGAGGTTCCGGGCACGCGCCATAGCGGGGACCCGCATCGCGCCGGCCCGGGTCAACGGGTAAGAGTCGAGGTCGATTCCGAGGTCGCCGAGCATCACGGTCTCGAGGTGAGACCGGTCGACCCATGCCTCAATCTGGGGTTGCAGTTGCTCGACCCACCGGACCGTATCGGCCGGCCGGGTGAACACGTCCCACAATCCCATGGGTTAGGTGCTCCGTTGGCGACGTTTGGAGGCGAGCGAGGCGGCGGTGGTCGGGTGGTCGGTGACCCGGTGCCGGTCGGCCTCGAGCCGGGCGGCGGCACGGGTGCCGCGGACACACCGGTATCCGCACTGACAGGCGACGACCACGGAATAGCGGGAGGCGTCGAGGGTGATCAGACGAGAGCCCACGGACCCACCATGCCACGAGAACCGGGACACCCTGCCTCCTACGCTACGCGGGTCGAATCGCGTAGGGCTCGGACGGAGGTCGGGTGTCCCGGGTTGGCCGTCACCTAACCCCAGACAACGGCCGGTGTGCCAGCACCTAGAGAGCGTACACGGCGGGGCGTACCGGTGCCGGGTTATGGCGGGCACCCCAATAGGCGCGTGAGGCGGCGACCAACGCGGCGACGGGGGCGGCGGAGGTACGGCGGGACCAGACGAAACCCCCGGAGTCGCCGAGGGACCGTTGGGCGGCGCCCTCGACGGCCTCGGTCAACACGGTCGAGGGACGGACCCGGAGGGTCCTAGCGGTGGTCGCGTCGAGCATCATGGCGGCGGCGTTGCCCTCGTCGCCGGTGGTCATGGTGAGGAGGTCGGCGCCGGCGAGCTCGAGGGCGTCGACCGTCGGACCGGAGGCACCCCACCGGCCGCAAGCGATCGGGGCGCCGTGGGTGGCCTGTAGCTCGAGCAACCGGGGCACCAACCATGTTGTGTCGGAGGCTTGCGCTATGACCTCGAGGTAGCCGGTCGAGTCGGCGGCGACAATGACGGCGCCGGCACGGTCGGTCAGGACGTCAAACCCGAAACAGACCCGGCCCGTCTCGACCGCGGCCGGGTCCTGTAAGGCCGCCCAATCCTCGAGGTTGATGGTCCGATCCTTGGTCCTCGACCAGAGGTTGAGAAACTCTCGACCGAAACCGGCGGGACCCATAGCCGACCGGGCGACCCGTAGGGCGTCGGTGTCGGTGAGACCGGTAGCGATCCCGGGGTGTCGGGTTATCCATACGTGCTCGTCGTCGGGGTCCTCATGGGCCATGGCACCGTACTCCACGATGCAGTAACCGGGCAGGGCGTCACGGGCGGCGGCGAGATAGCGTCGGAGGTAGTCGCTAGCGTCGGTGCCC